TAGATATAACTGATATTAAAGATATTAAACAAGTAGCTATTTACAGAAACAATAAAATACCACCTTTAGAGTTTACTAATAGATTATACAAAATTTTGCGTAACTGGGGGTCTCCCTTAGCTCTCATAGAGAGAAACAATTGTGGCGCACAGGTAGTGGATAGATTAGCTGAAGATTTAGGTTATGATAAAATAGTATCTTATGGTAATAAGAACGCTCATCGTAGAAATGTAATGAGAGGAATGATAGCTCATACTAATACAAAGTACAAAGGCGTTCTTAATATGAGGTATTTTATGAATGAGATAAGGGTAGTAAGTGTTAGAGAAGAAGAAACAGTAGCTGAGTTAAGAAACTTTGTTCGTTACCCTAATGGTACTTGGAAAGCTAGAGGGGGGTTTCATGATGATAGAGTAATGGCTATGCTCTATAGTTTGTTTATTTTAGAAAAAGAAATAACAGAAAGATTTTTCGAAATAGTAGAAGTAGATGAGATGGGTAAGCCTTCGGTAATAGAGCCTATGGATTTTGGTATTCAATATTTTGAAGATCCAACTTCAATTTATCTAGATGAAGAAATAGTAGGAAACAATAATTCAGTTAATGCTTTAGTATGGGGCATGGGTGATGAACAAAACGCTGATATGGAAGAATTAGAAACGTTTGGATTTCAATTGATAGGTGAAAAGCCTCCTAAAGACTGGACGGGTGAAACTTGGACCCCATCTCAATATACTCCAGGGCGTATACAGAATTAAATAAATATTAATATGGCTTCTAATACAATAAGACAAGCAGTACTTAATAAGTCAAGATCAGATAAGTTCTTACTTGTCTTTGATGTACCTCCTATTTTAAAAGAAATAAGTAAAAAATTTAATCAAAATAATGAGGTAGTAATTCCCGATTCAGTTCAGTATTCAATTTTTGGTACTGCTGTACCTGATATTACTGTACCAGCAGTTGAAAATAGGTACGCAGGAAGTACTTTATATGTCTCTTCTCATAATAAAAATCCTTATCCTCCTGTATCAGTGAGCTTTAATGTTGATAATGAGTATAAAAATTACTGGGTATTATATCAGTGGTTAAATTTATTGCATAGTCAGTACGAGGGAAGATATAACGAAAGAGAATTATTAAGAAATGAAGTAGATCCTAATTTTAAAGATTATCAAACTGATCTTTCCATTTTTGGTAAAGATGAGTTCAATAATAATAGAATCAAATTTACATATACTAAAGCTTTTCCTACATCAGTTAATGGTATAGAATACAGCTACCAGAATCCTGATGAGATAGTTTCAGGTTTTACGTTTGTTTACTCACAATTACATACAGAAGTAATGAATTTTTAGAATAATTTGTCTGGAAAAGGATAAATAATTTTATGGCACAGCGTACTATTAACTCTCCTGGAGTAGAAATTAGAGAATCAGATCTTTCACTCACCGCACCAGCTAACGTAGGTACTAACATATATATCACAGGATTTGCCCAACAGGGGCCAGTAGATGAAGTCCTGCTTATATCAACTAAACAGGAACTAGTCAATGTTTTTGGTACCCCTACTAACTCTGCGGAAAGATATTTTCATTATTCATTAAACGAAGTTTTAAATTCACCTGCTACAGTTTATGCAGGTAGATTACCTTATGGTACGGGTCTAGGAGATGGGTTCGGTAGTAAATACGGTGCTCTAGTTTATCCTGTAGTTACAGTTACAGGTGATTCTGAAACTAATCAAGTAAGTGCATTTCAAATGTCCCTTAACTTTGATTACGCTTTATCTGCTTCTGCTTTATCTGGAGCTGCTTTTACTATTCAAGATGCTGGTGGTGGTTTGAGCTCAATTAAAGTTGGTTTTTCAGGAGCTTCATTACCTCATCAACCAACCTATTCTAATGTTGACTTTTTTGTTAACGTTGATGGAATTAGTAATAAAGCAGGCATAGCAACTAGAATAGCTAGAACTGTTACTTTAAGCTCTTTTGCTGGTAACTTTACACCAGGTGCAAGCTTAGCTGTTTCGGGAGCAGCTTTAGGGTCTACAAGTGTTAGATTTACTCTTACTGGTGATACTGATAAAGTATCGGGAGTGCCATCAGTAACACCTTCTGTAGCAAATGGATTTACTAATGCAGGAGATACATTTACATTATCAGCAGTTTCTGATCAAGGTGTATCATACGATTTAAATGTCTTATCTGGAACATATGTTCTTGGTGAGCCTACTCATTTAGAGTTAACTGAAGCTGAATACTTAGCAGGAATTCAAGGTACTGCTTTTGATTGGTCAAGTACAGCTGATAGTAATGGATTTGATTTCTTATCTGGAGCAGGTGGAGCTGGAGTAGTTATACTTAATAAGTCTACTACTACTATTAATCCTGGATTTGAAGGATTTTATGTTGGTATTTCTGATAATACTAATCTAAACCCAGCTTCTAATTTTGATAATATATTAAATGTTAAAACTGTAACTCAATCTGCTGTAAGTACTACTGACTATACTAGTTTACCTGACAGTACTTTACAGTTTAAATTATCAGCTGATTTTGAAACTGGAGTTTCTAATTCAGTATCTGAAGTAATTGATAACTTTACTACCTATGATATATCAAATAGAACTGACGACGACTTACTAAACGTTGGAGTATTCAAATTACGTAAATCTATATATGCTAATGAATCATTTAAACTTGATTACTTACTTGAAGATGGATTTGCGGGTTCTATTAACTACTATGGTAAAGAACTTAATCCTAATGGAGGGCCTGAGCTTCCATTATTCTTAGAAAGGAAAGATGAAACCTCTAGAAATATTTCAATTCATGTTAATGACTTTATTTCT